TTTAAAGTGGATTTACATACGAGACTGTTGTTTCATCCAGTGTATCACGAACATATTGTAGCACATTCATAAATTCATCAACAGTCTCACAGGACACTTGTCGTTCTGACCCTTCATTGGAATAGAGATACACAACTCTCTTCACAGGATCTACCACGCAACGTGTCAGATATTCTTTGTCATTATTAGTTGATTGAGTTTCTGTCAACGATTCATCTTGCATTGGTTCGTTTGTTGATTACTGGGTTATCATAGCACGATGCGGGAGCAGTGTCAACTGTTGTAGTTTTGTATGATATTCGCATTATTTTGATTCTCAAGACTTATCAATCCTCCTGGATAATCAGTAGGAGTAGGAATTTGTTGACCTTTCTTTTCAAACCACAAATTAACTTGGGAAATGGATTTCAAAGATCTAATTTTATTGGTGGCCGTTGTGACACCAATTACGACTGGATAACCAGTTACAATTGGATCTGTAGCAATACCAGTTAAGAAATTTCTGACTTGATTTCTTAATACTTCAATTTCATTTACAATATTTGTGATTGATGTTGCAGCACCAGGATTAACTGAAGATAAATTTGAATAAAAATAATAAGATCCTAAACTTGAATTAGATGTTGTAACTAAACCTATCGTTCCGGTAATTCCAGCAGCATCACCAAATTCATATGCAGTTACTCCAATACCCAAATTTGCATTCGTAACAACAATATCAGTCTCTCCTTGTCTATAAAATTCAGAAGTGATATTGAGACTTTCCACATTAGGATAATGCCAAGCAGATAAAATATCAGGAAAAACTTGACCAGAAACACCCACTTGACAAACTGGAGGGTCATCACCAACACAATCATACGTAAAAGTTGAAATTCCTGCCATATAAACAACTTTTGCCGCAGTGCTATCATTAACCGAACCAACATCCGACACTAATGGTCCACCACTAGTATTATAAACATCAGTAATTATTGTTACAATTTCTTGCTTTTTATTATTGATAGTTTGTATTTTTACTAAAGCATCTTGATCTAGTGCTTCTAAGACAGTAGTGTAATTGTTCACTCTTTCTTGATCTTCGGCTTCATATTTTGCAGATCTCGATTCGGCAAGTGATGCAACTTCCCTTTTCCCCGAAGTATCTATTTCAGTATATACAAATGAACCAGCAACACCACCAGTTGTTGTTGGTGAAAATGGATTAGGCATTGTTCATATCCTCCGTATATTCAACCTGAAGTTTTTCCACGTCTTTTCTCTCAGCATAAATGATGTAACTACAATCAATTCCACCACCGTTATTATTCATCACATTAATTTTTTTCCCCCACTCAATGTTCTTCACAAATAATTCTTGATAATAAGAATGTGGAGTAAAACTTACAGTGATTGTTTCTGGATCAATTAAATTGTCCCAATAGTCTGGAAGGTAAATTACATTATCATTAATCAATCTACCTCTATAATAAACACCAATTTCAGGACCCTCAATACAAGCGTGTCTTAATCTCATTCCAGACTTAGATGGATGAGTTACGTCAAATAACTTAAATGGTGCAGCAACACTTGCAAAAATTCCCAGATCTGCTTGGACAATTGGTGCTTGAATACGACCTCCAGCAGTTACGTTTTGATCTATTTGAACATTTCCAATTCTCATATTGTAATGAATCCAAGGTTGACAAGCATCTCCTGGATAATCGTCATCTCCAGTAATGCCCTTTGCAACATAATCATATCTTGTCGAAAGTTTACCAAAAGTTTCTTGATCTGAACAATGGGAAGTGTCTGTACTTTGTGGAACAAATTCTCCTGCTGGCATTTTAAATCTCCTTATTTAACATCATAGTGATATCCAGAAACTGAATATTCGTTATTATTTCCCGGATAATCTGCTGGACTTTCTCCCTCATATTCTGGAATTAATCTTTCACCATCAGCACGAGTTCCAAAAATATGATAGAAGCAATGAATAGGCATTCCCCCTCTTGCCTGAAGATAAACTTTTTCTTCATCAATTCTTTTCACAATCACATCTTGATGTGCTCCAATTGGTGTAAGAGACACTGTAATCGTTGTAAAATCAACAAGTTTTTTCCAATACACGGGAAGTTCAATCTCAGTTCTGTTGAGAACTTTACCTCTTACATAAACATCATTAGACGGTCCTTCGGGGCAGGTATGGCGAAGTCTCCATCCATCTTTTGTTGGGTGTGGAATATCAAAGTTCTTTTTAGCAGAAAGAATATGACCACCACATCTTGATTTCACTTCACCTTGAGCAACAATATCACCACCAGATGCAATTCTTCCATTTACATCTAAATTTTCAAAAATTGCAGCATCTCCAGAAACACATAAAGAATATGGATTATTAATTCCTACGCATAAGCTTCCAGGAACTACTGGTGGAATTGAGTCTGGATCACTATTTGTAAGTGGTCCAATCATTACAGTTGCATATGCAGTAGAAAATTCTGTTGGAGTTCCGAAAACTACAGGACCTTCAGCAAACATTGACCCATTAATTTTTTTATCACCAACACCAATTGCTACGGGAATTCCACTTCCCACCATAAACTGACCGCCAACTTTTCTATCTCCACAATCATCCATTTTTAACCTCCTTTATGGGCACTTACTATTTTTTTCGGCGTCTTTTTTTCCGCCGCTTTTTGAGTCTTTATTGATTACAGAGTCATCTACCATTTTAAAAATAGAACCATAACATTTTAAGATGCTTTGAGCAACTACTTCTCCAACACCAGATGTTGCAAGTCTGTATGAAGTTTTTGCAGTCATTACAATTTTTTTGGAGTCCGCACTAATATTTTCGGTTGCAGTAAAACGAATGTTTCCTTTACTACCACCTTCACCAATCGCAATTAATTCAATATCGGTTCCTTCAAGGCGAATTTTACCATTATTCGCTTTAATTGTAATATTACCATTTTTTGCATTTAAAAACAAGCTTTCTTCTGCTTCTTGATTTGCACTTCCACATTCAACCTGAAAATTTCCAGGACTGATTGAAGTTGTCCATCCCTTTCTTTCACCATCAGCATCCAAAAAGAAAGCGTGCTCTGCATCAGGCGTCTGTAATATTACTGCTGCAGTCACATCTGCAGGTTGATGAATTACACCAAACCCAATACCACCTTTATCGTTTGAATATGTAATTGCAGTATAGTTTTGTTTTGCAGTATCTGATGGTGTTTGTCCTGGAGGACGAGTAGTAGTTCTGACCCGATTATTATTTTCTGGTCTATTTTTTGGTTGCGTCATTCTAAATTATCTCTCCGGGTGTTCCTGGAATATTTAATCTTGGATCATTACTACTAATATCCGTACCTTGTCTTTGAATTGCAGCAGGTGGCGTAACAACAGTCGCATCAATACTTTCTTGAAGTGTATCATAGACTTGAACCAATTGGCCCACGGTTTCATAAAAACCAGCATAGCGAACACCTTCTTTATAAAAGACCGCACCATAATAAGGACGACCATCTACATATCCAGTTTGTTTTAAACCAACCAAATCAGTCACCTGAATGAGTTTTTCTGGTTCAGTAACAATTGGATCTCTTACAACTTCAAACTGTGGTCTAAATGTTGCATTAATTCCCGTATCGGTAATCATTCTAATATTGGGATATCTTGTAAATCCAAGACCAGGATTAAGAACCTTTACATTAATAATTCTACCAAAAGTATCACATTCATAATCAAGAACAGCACCATTACTTGGTTCAATTACAATTTGATCTACACCACAATTATGATTAATTCCAGTATCAATTACATTTATTTCACGTAATCTTAATGCTACAGGATATTCTTGACCTCCTGGTCGTGGGGGAGGATAAGAATTTCCAGGATCATCAACTTCAATATCCGTAACAACACCCCTTCCTTTAATTCTTTTGGGACAAGGAGGTGGTATCAAAACTGCAGAAATTCCCATTGGATTTTCCGTCCAAGGCTTACTAATATCACTTAGAGTACTTACTTTCTTTGTAATCTGCACAAATCCAACAACAGGATTTTGTTGAAATCCTGTATCTGGTATTCTTATGTTCGAAAGTTGCAATTCAACCGTTCTTCTTCCTTTAGTAATATTGAAGTTTGTTTTTCTTCTACCCTCAAATACTTTTGACTCACCAACTTTTACCCCATCAATTTTAATCAATAGTGTATCATCTGCCTCTGCTTCTAATGTATATTGCCCATCTTCCGGAAAATCTACATTTGTCCAACGGAAAATCCAAGTTTTTCCTTGAACTTCTTCATTGGGATCAAGATTTATATCTTCAAAAAGAGGAGAGATAAAATCACCTCTGTAATTTGCAATTGGTGTTGGTCCTTCATAAACAACACCAGGAGCTGATGTTGATGTGGAAGTAATTGAAATTGAAGTAGAAGTTGTTGTAGTTTCAACAGGAGTTGGTGTGGTTTCAACAGGAGTTGGTCCAATATCTTTTATAAAAAGATTAAGATCAAATGCAAACCCATAAGTTCTGCGTACACGTACTCTATCATTTCCAACTCCAGTTTCGGGGGTGTAACTATCTTCCCTGTTTAAACTCTGCTTGTTAGATGATATGGTTATATTTGTTGCTTGTTGCACAAGGCGACCCAAAGAAGAATAACTAGGTCCAAAAGTAAGTTTATATTTTTTCCCAGTTTTAAACTTACAAGATTTTAAAGAATCTTTAATAGTAAAACTTTGATATGTAGAAAAACCAAAAGAACCAAAAATAGGAGGAGTAATACTACCAGTATCTTTTACTCCATCTTCAGTTTCAATTAATATCCTGTCGGTTAGAGGGATGAGAGATGGGAACTTTGAAGGGGTCCCTACCGCATCAAAATCCACAACAACATCAACTCCTGCAATAGGACCATCAACTTTTACATAATATTGCGATCCTTCTTTAATATAACTAACAGATACTTCTTTTGGTGTTTGAACTGGTGTTTGAACTGGTGTTTGAACTGGTATCTTAATTGGTGGAGCAACTAACCAATCCTTTGTACTAAAGATTTTTTTATCAATCAGTTGATAAGTTTGAGTAATTCCATTCTCAACTTCAACCTGGATTGTATGTTTCCCTTTTGTTAGAAAAACTTTTTTGACCTTTGGATTATTTTCTCTCCAGTTAAAAATTCTACCTCCATCAATATCGGCAATACCACTTCTCTGAAGAACACCACTTCCCCCTCTTGTATTTCTAAGATCTATAGGAATATAATTTGCCTGCATAATCGGCACATTATCAATTAAAATTCTTCCTGCATTATCAACAGTAGATTTTAATCCATAAAACCCATCATAGGGCAAATCAAGTTCCCATTCATTTCTAAAAACGACTCCTCCACTATCACTTCCTTTTTTGGATAAAGGAGGAACTGGAGAAATTGCATAACGATTTGTAAATTTACTCCAACTTTCGCCTTGAGATGTAGGTCTTATAAAATTCACAGGCCACCACTTTTCTTTTGCATTTGGAAACCTTGTCGTCCAAATTGGATTATTTGGACATCTACCCTCTTGTTGTGTGATAGGTTCTTGAGGAATTGGAGGCATTGGAGCATCAATTGTTAATGCAACTCCCATTGGATTTTCATTCCAAGATTTTGGAGAAATAACTTCGTCTTCCCTAAATGAGGTTTCAATATTAATCGCAAGAGCCATTGGATTTCCTTTCGCTAAAGCACCAACATTGATTTGCTCCAAGTCAGCAGATAGTTTATATTTTCCCGCTTTAAAGAATTTTGTTTCTAAAGTTTTACCTGTGCTTCTTCCAGGACTACTAAATCCTCTCTTAGTAATTACAGTATCTCCACCTGGTCCACTAAAAGTAAGATTTACATTATCGTCCACCATTATTTCAATATTATAATTACCATCAATTGGAAAATCTAAATTATCCCAAACAATTCTATGGGTTCCAACATAACTTTCTTCTTGTGCTCCTGAAGAAGCAGGATCAAAGGGAAGAATTCCATATTGATTTATAAATCCAGAGTCTCTTCCTGCTGTTGGATCAATTCTCCAAAGTTGTCTATTTGCTCTATTAATATAATCAACGGTATTAAATACTCTTTTTGATTGTATATTTTGGGATGATGTTGATGTTAATACTTTTGGAAGTTGTGAAGTTGCCTGAGTTGTTGGTAAAGCACCTGCAATTAATATTTCAACAACCATTTGGTCATCGACACTTGCAGAAATTTCATAATCACCATCTTCACTGATGTATACATTTGTCCATTCAATATTCGTGGTTGAATTATCCTTTACATTCTCTGGGAAGACTCCACTTCTTTGTAAAAATATTTGACTCTCTTGTGAATTTTTCTCGAATTGATTTAAAGCATATTTTCCAGATGTGATAGGGACAAGTTTTACATTAGAACTATTAATATTTCTTAAACTATCAAAAACTATTTTACCATTTGATTTATTTTTTATCTCAATAGCAATACCCGAGGGACCAGTAGCTTGTCTATATGCTACTTTTACTTTATAGATACCTGCTTTAAAATTATTAACTAAATTTTTTACCCCGGTATAAGCAGCAGTAACTTTAAATGGACTTTGATTGGGAATAGAAGGTTGGGTAGGTTGAGTTATCTGTTGTATTATAACTTTTTCTTTAATAGGAATGTTTAATAAATCAAGACGAATTCTATGAACACCTGCCTTTATTGTTTTCTTAATAACATTTGGTGATCCTTGAAATCCTTTAAGGTTATCTATTAAAATATTATCCAAATAGAATTCTGCTTTATTATCACACAATCCTCTAAAAACATATTCTCCATCATAAGGAAAGTCTTCTTCCCATTCAAATGTAAATGGAATACCTGCAAAATCACTTCCTCTTACATTTGATGGAGGAACAGGTGATATTGCAAACGAATTCATAAATTCGTTCCAGGCAGGATAATCAACATTAAATTTTGTTCTAGTAACTTTATTTGCAGAAGTTAATCGTAATGGTGGTTCTTTTCTTGTACTCCACCAAGGATTTTGTAACTGCTGAAGAAAATCTTGATACTCCTGTATTTCCCTACGAATTGGATCCTTACTTAAATTTGCATATAGTGTTGGATCCCATTCGCCAATTACTTTTCCATTGGGATCATATCTTAATCCAAATCCAGCAGCATCTGGTGGGCACAAATCAAAATCATATGTTTCAAAATCACCCTCCTGATCATAATATTCTACTGTTTCAACTACCTCTCCAAGTATTGCTCTTACAACAGCACCTGCACCAATTCCACAATTATCTTTTACTTCCACAATTGGAGGATACTGATATCCAAATCCATTATAAATTAAATCAACAGCAAGTAAGGAACCATCATCACCAATGATTGGATTTCCCTGAACACCAACTCCCCCGCCACCATAAAAATATGCTCTTGCAGGACCACACTCTTTTTCAAGTACAATTCCTTCGCAACTTTTATCTGCAGAAGTGATGTCTTCTGGAGATAAATTATTTACTTCATTGATATTCAAATATTTTATGAAGTTTCTTGTTCTAAAAATAAATTGAGTACCTGGATTTTTCTGAGCATAACGATTTGCTTCGCATATTGTTACGCCCTCAATATATCCCCTATCGGTTGAAATATACCCAACTCGAATACTGTCTTTTTGTGACTGCCCAAAAATATCAAAAGACATTACTTCTTTCTTCTATCCCATTCTTCTTAATATTATTATTTATCCGTAATCTCTATAATCAAGATCAGGCGTTGCTCTTGTTGGTTCTGCAAAAGTAGTTTGAGCAGGGATGGTTGGTACTTCTGTTTTATTGGAAAGTGATTTTTCAACACTATTTACATTTGGAAGTTGGCTATCAGGTTGTCCTGCGCCACCTCTAGCAAAAGTATAATAATCTGCAACAGCAATATTGGGTTTAAGTTCACATCCAAATATATCAAGTCTTAAACTTTCAAAACTTAAAGCAGATCCAATGCTTCCACCGATGTCTCCAAGTAAAGATGTAATATCACTTAATGCTCCACTTACACCAGACAATTCGCCCTGAATATCATTTAAGAAGGCATTCACATTATTAAAAATTGTGTTATTTGCATCTGTAATTTCTTGTTTATATGTAAAAATTGTATCTGCTGCTAAATCTTCTGCATAACAAATGGGAACACTTGGAGTAGATGCAGGTCTTTCAGTTTCTGTTTGTATTTGTGCCCGTGCTCTTCTTTCTAATTCTTCTGGACGCAACGCGCTAATTAGTAGTCCTTCAAGAACACCACAAATGTTTTGAGTCATTTTGTTATATAAACAAAGAATTAATTCTGTTATGGTTTCTTTAATATCACCAAACAAATATCTCATACTTACGGGCATTGCAGAAACAACTTTTGTAAGGGCGCAATTAAGTTTTTTTAAAACATATTCCATAATTTGATCAAAGATCAACTTAATATATTTTGCAATCTCACAAGCCGCAGAAGCAATTAAACTTTGTATATTTGAAATCGTATTTGTAACTGCTTCAATATATGAATTAATTGCTCTTAAATATTTGTCTATTTTTTGCGTAACCTTATCAAGAATTGTTTGAATATTTTTAAGTGCAGATCCTACTTTATCATCGGGCTTCATTAAGGGAATGGGTTCCCTCATTTTGTCTTCTCTTTTTACGTGCGCTGCACTTAATTTATGAACAGAGTCAACCTGTTCTATTGTTGCTCCAGGAGCAACTGAAGAATTTGCAGAATTTGCCTGAGCACACTGTTGTCTAATTCCATCAGCAACTCTTTGTTGAACAAAGTTTTCTCTCTCAGTAGAATTTAATCCTTGAAGTTGTGGATCAGTTTCCAGTTGTGCTCTAGCACTTTGAGCAATTTGAAATACAGTTTTGGACTGAGCAATATCTGGTCTTAAACCAAACTGATTAAGTTGCACATTTGGTGGTGGTGCAGCACATAACTGAGCAATTTCTGGGGGTTTTGGTTTTTCAACTTCTTTTCCATAATCGGGAACTTTTTCCTGAGTTTCTGGAGTTTTAGCAACTTGTCCTGTGGCATTACCACTTGTTGCTGCGAAGTTGGAATCCGTTGTTCCTGTTCTTGTAGCAAGTGCTGTTTGAGAATTGTTACCAAGAACACCCATAATTACAGGAACTTGTTGATCCTGTCCATCCAGAAAAAATCCAAATACAAACATTCCTTGACGAAGGTTTGATGTTTGTCCCGAATTTGTCTGGCCGCCGCCACCAGTGACGGGGTACATTACCTGTGCCCAAGGCAGTTGATCTGAGGGGATTGTTTCCTCCTCTTTATCGTGAAGACCTATAATACGAACTTTATATCTTCTACCCCAACCAGGAATTGAGTCCTTGCTTTTATGAATTCCTGGAGTAATGTTATCACGCCAAGTGGAGTCGTCGGCAATTTGTCCCACCCACCATAAAAAGTTAGCACCTAAAAATCCAGGATTAAATAAAGTTCCACCTTCCATTAATCATTAAACCTCATATTTTTTACATTCTGGAGCATTTGGATTTTCATCACAATACATTTCAAATGAATTGGGATCGTAGTCATCATCTGGATGATTTAGTTGATATTTTTCAAGAGAATTTAATTCACTTTCAATATGACGACGACGCTGAGAATTAATATTTGGATCATCTAGTTCATCACGATTATCATTAATATGTTGGCGAATACTTCTTGGGGTCATAATGGAATACTACCCGATGTGTGATTTCCTTTTCTTCCAAAAGAGTCTCTCACTAAATTAAGTTTTGTATAAGTTTCTCTTGGAGAAATATAATGACATAAATCTGCTATAATATATAGACCTCCACTTTCTTTATTCACACTATCATTTTTAGTATCTGTTTGAAGTTCTGGAACATCCAAAAACACTAAATCACCTGCGTGCAATGAAAAATCACCAGCAATTGTAATCGTACATTTGGAAGAAAAAAGTTGCCCGTATCTTCTAATTGATTGATTTAAAATTGATTTTGGTTCAAAATTTTCGTCCTTTGATTTTTCAATTTGTGTCTGTGTGCTGCCGGTGGGCAATGTACCCTTATCCAAAAGCATATATTGAGTTCTTGAAAATTCTTTATTTGCTCCTGCCTTATCAAACTCCTTATTTAAAACAGGAAGTTCTTTTCCGGCAAGTTTAAGAGCATTTTCTTTTTGTTTTGCAGTTTCAGTAATTACTTCATAATAACAAGTAAAAGGATCAAATAAAATTGTTCGTGTAGAAAAAGCCCCCATTTGAAGTTTGTCTTGAATATTCACACGATTATCTTTTTCATAATCAAGTGCTTTTACATCGTAGCCCGCAGGTATATTTTCTCCTCGACTATCAACAGATTGATTATAGATAATTGACTTTTTCTTTTGTTGTGAAAGCAAACCATCTATAGATTTGAATTTAAATCCATCTGAGGTTTCATAAAAAAAGTATCCAGCACTTACACCTTTTTGTTGGTTTTGAGAAGACACTGCTTTTTTTGATAACCAATTCATTGCATAATATGGTTTTCTATTGTTGCCGATAAAATTATAATTATTAGATGTTTCTTCTATATCTAATGATTTTTGAGTTCCAAGAAAATTGGGATCTGTTAAAATTCTACGAATATGACTTGATATTTTTCCATCAAATCTTGAGTTAAGTCTTACCTTTTCATTCATAATAAATTCTTTTGAAACCAAATCAAGTTGGACCATAGACTTTGTTGTATCGTCCGTGATTGGAGTTACCTTATTAACATATAAAGTTATCTTTAATTGACTTTCATTATTGTCGGTAAATTTTAAAGCGACTTTTTCTTGCCCTACAATTGGAAGACCATCAAGTGCAGTTTTATTATTAATTGTATTTCCGGAATCAACAAAAGTCACAGTTGCTCTTATACTATCTTGCAGAATACTTTCATAATACATTAGACGAATTGTTCCACCAGTCACACTCACAGACTGACCGGTTTTATTGGACAGAATGTCTAATTGATTAATATTAGAAGGTTCTGCTAATTTAGATGAGATTTGGTTAGCCATATTTTATTATACCTTATTATATTTACCCACCAACATATAAACTTTCAAATGGATTTTCTGCACCACCAAATATTGCTGCAATTGATGTACTTGACGAATTTTGCCCAATTGGAACAGGGACGGGAACAGGAACTTCAACGATTTCTATTTCAGTAGACGGTTGCTCGTATGGAGCATATGATTGAAGAATGCTTGCAAGTTGTGGTTTTGTTTTTGCAAAATTTAATTTTTCTAATAATTGAGGTGCAAGTCTATCTAATCCCGCAGTTGTATCTCCATCAAATACGAACTCGGGTCTACCATCTTCAGCAAGAGTAGCAAATGTTGGTTTACGTACTCTACCCCCTTTTAAGTATGCTACGTGAACGTGGTCACTGTGTCCTGATGGTTCATTTCCTGCGTGTAGAAGTTGAACTGGTCTTATATTTTTTTCTTTGTTAAATTGTGCAATTGCTCTTAAAATTTTTGGTTGTTCTTTTGCATACGCACCAATATCAATTGCTCTTCCTTTGTAATGATATGAATTGGGTGCGTGTCTTCCTCGTACTCCGCCAAATTCTGGATGTTCTGTAATTGCTTGAAAGTCTGGACCTTGTTTTAAATTTTGCTGGAGATATCTTCCAAGTTCTCCTGCGATTTTGCTACCTTCACTTCCATATCCTTTTCCAAGTGGGATATCTACACCCATTCCACCTGCACGGCCTTTACCAAAACTTACCAAAGCATCGGCAGCAAATTGATATCTTCTGGGATAATTTGGAACACCTGCTTTTTCCATTTCACTTTCAAAAATTTCAACAGCTTTTTTAACGTTTGTAACTCCTTTCAATCGATTTAAAGTTCCATAGGATTTCATTTCTTTCATCATCCACTCAACCTGCGTATCCAGTTTCCACGGATCTTTATTGGACGATGTAGCCCAAGCAACCAATGCGTCCCATCTACCACCACTTCCTGCTCCAGTTCCCCATTGCATAATTCCTCTGCCCGGGCCACCACCAAGTTGCTTTGAGTTTGGATTAACACCGGACTCTTGCATCAGGTTTCCAATTACACCTGCTGCTGCTTGTTCTGTAAATCCATATCCAATCAAATAGTTAAAGACTTTCTCCGCATTTGTATTTCCAACCAAAGATCCAGTGCCTGTGGGCAAATCTTCGTCCGTTGTTTTTTGAATTTCCTTTGTTTTTTCCTCTCTCATTTCTCTAATCATTCTTAAAGTCTTTTGAGCATTACTCTCAATCTCACCCTGAAAAGTTTTTGCAATCCAATTGCTAATATCGCTTCCTTTTTCTGCTGCTTCCAGGAAATCGCGGTCAACCATTCCACCTTCGGCAAAAGCAGCAATTAATCCACCTTTAAGTTGCCCCTCTTCAATTCCTTTTGAAATTAATAAGTTCAATCCAAGACCAACATTTTCATAGTCTTTTTGTGTTGGTTCTTGTTTTGCTTGAATTTTGGAAGTAATTGCAAGAATTGGACCAAAGTATTTCGTCTTATCTAACTGCTCTCCTGTTTGTTTATTTGGGTCAGTTTTATCGCCCTTTATTTCAATCTTTGATGGTTCTCTTGCAAGTTCTCTTTTATATTTTCCTCTCTTCTTTTCGCCACCAATTTCTCTTTTTGCACCACCAGAAGTTTTTCCACCTCTTGTAATTCCACCACCCGCCATTTTGCCCGCCATTTCTTTTTGGGCTCCTTTATTTCCATAGATATTTCCAAAGGATCCTTTTTCCTTAAAAGCAATCCCAAGTGTAAGCATATTCAATGCTTTTCTCAAATCTTCACGAATTCTTGCATCAAATTTTGCAAGATTATATGCCTGTTTTTGTTTATCTTTCTCACTTAAAAATGGATATCTTAATAGTTCAATCGCGTATCTAAATGGAGCCCCGACAACATCTAGTAAAAACCCAACCGTGGAAAAAAGAGCATAAAATGGTTTAACTGTATTAAGAGCAATACCACGCCCCAATTTAGTTAATGGATTTTTATCCTCATTATATGCCTTCTCAAGATTTTGTATTGGTTTTACTGCAAATTTTCTTACTTGAAATGCACCTTCACCTAAAGCAGACGCAAGCAATCCAGCACCAGCAACAATGCCGGCAACAGCACCTGCGCCCAGACCACCAGCCTGAGATGCAGCGCCACCCGCTTGTCCTGCGGATTGAACACCTGTTCGTGCTGCAGTTTGAGTGCCCCTATCAATCAATCTATTCTTTATTATATCTCCACCAAATCCACCATCGCCACCAGTCATTGCTTCAACAGCAAGATCAGCAGCCAAAACTGATGTTAAAAACAATGCAGTATCTACAGCACCAATGAACTTATCAAATCCTTGAGCGAAGTTTTCCCCACCCATACTTTTGATAAATCCACGAGTTGCATCATAGGCTTTGTAACCCCAATCAATAAAAGTGACTAATCCATTTAAAAGTTTTCCTCCAACATCAATAATAAAATCAGCAGCATTTCCCAAGAAACTCACAATCGGCATTATTTTGGGCAGATGATCTACCAATCTTACTGCAAAATATCCAAGAATAACATTTCCAATAAAGTTTTTAATCCAATCAAAAATTCCAAGTCTTGGTGCTTTGGGTGTTTTAATCGTACCCTTTTCTGCATTTGGTTTCGTTTCTAATTTTTCTTCTTGCTTTTCTCTTCTCTTACCACTTTCCTTTCTCTTCTTCTCATCCAATTTTTTCTTATCAGCAGCAAGAGTTCCTTTTAAAATATCTTCAACTTGAATTACTTTAACTTTAATAATACCAACATTTTTTACAATACTTGAAGAAAAATCCGTGGAACCTTTTTGTGTTCCTATCATTTTTTGAGACGCCTTTACAAGTGCTCCTCCTGTTTTTGGTGGTGGTAAAAGTTTTGTAGGATTAATAGCCATTTTATCTCGTTATACCAAGTGTTTTTTGTTTGGTGTTACTTGCAACAGGATTAACTGCAGAGAAATTTGGAGTTTGTGATCCATTGTTTCCTTTTCCCATATTTCCTGGGGAATAATTCCCACCACCAGAACCTGTACTTCTGGAAGAAGATGCTGAACTTCTTCTTGGTAAAGGTTTAATATTATTACCTATAGATGATTTCGGAGACTTGAACCGACTAATCTTAAGTGGTGAAGTGGTTACATTATTAGTATTTGCATTTGCCGTAACAGACTGTTTAGTTCTTGGAGCATATCCACCCATAGCATACTTTTCTACTATTGTATCTGGGGATTTTAGCGAAGGTAATTTTATTAAAGATGAAATCCCAGACTGAACTTTTTGGAAAAAGTTTTTTTGTGGTTTTTGTTTTGTTTGTTTTGGTACTTTTGATAAATCTTTTGGACCCTTTAATAAGTCTTGACTTTCTTCTTTCAACCTTTCTGAAGATGGTCCTCCTCTCTTATTATTTTTAGACGCTGCCTCCATATTTCCAGCAATTAATGCTTTTGAGAAATTTGGATAGTCTCCAGTGGGGTCAATTGCATTTGCACCAGCATTATAAAGAAATGATATAATTGTCCCTGCTTGAGGTGCCGACATTTTATCAAAAAGAGGGAGCACAGATTTTGCTTTGGGAATAAGTTCATTGAGATGTTTTAATAATAAATTATCAGCATCTGATTTTTTAATCGGAGGGTCGCTTATTTTAACTTTCTTTGCTCCAGACAATAAACTATCATAATAAGTAGCTCCCCATCCAATAGTAGGAATTCCCCTACTGTCTTTATATGGATAAATTTTAGTATTTGGATTTATATTTTTAAATTCTGGAGAACTTGGAAGAACATAATTATTTTGACCGGGGGAAAGTGAAGATAGTGCTTCGTGTTTTTTTATTATATTTGAAGCAGATCCAATCAATCCACCACCGGCAGCATAAGTAGTTCCACTCATCATTTTTGGTTTGTTTGTTCCCCCACCAGCAGCATTCATTGCTTCTAAAGTATCAACACCATACTTTGCAACCGCACCACGAGACATTACAAACTCACCATCACTTAACATTGCAGGAACTTTATCTACACCCTTTTCACCACTTACAAAACCACTAAACGCATTTGTTCCTGCGCCCAACATTCCACCCAAAGAACCAAATAGATTACCGATATTAAACCCACCACCACTAAATCTTGGTATTACAAATCCACCACCAGAAAACTTCTGCGTTTTTTGTTCTTCGCCACCTCCCATCAACCCTTGAGTTAATGCATAAGATCCCCCAACAGCAGCAGTTGTTCCAACTACGTTTGCAAGAAGTTTTCCTTTTCCGCCACCTAAAAACTTTGCAACTCCTCTTGCTCCGCGCATTTTTTTCGCAGCAGCGAGCATTGCAATCTTTGCTAATAATTTAATTGCCCCTCTTGCGACTGCTCTGGTCAATCCAAGAGCAAATCTACCAAGAGAAGTTCCAAAAGTTAGATAAAGTGATAGAAGTTTCGGCCAGTGATCTCCTAAAAATCTTGTGATTGCTCTAACTTTATCTGCATTTTTTGAGTCACCAAACCATTCAATTAATCTATATACAACTCTTCCAAGAAAAACAGTTACAAGAAAATTGATAATTTTATCTAAAATACTTTTAACAGGAGCAAGTATTTTTTCTGCGGCTTTCTTTAATCCTTCAAATCTTTTTTCTAATTTGTTTTCTGCAAGTTCTCTTTTTTCTTGCTCTGCTTTTCTTCTATCATATGCAGCAGCATCTTTATCAAGTTTCTTTTGATTGGAAAGAATTGCTGCAATTGAAGACATTGATTTTGCAATCGCGGCAACATTCTCTTCTATTCCACCAACTTTACCTGGTTTAAAAATTCCTTCAACATATTTTTGTATTGCTCCAGGTTGTGATTTTACAAGAGATCCTTTATTTCCAGGATCAAATCCTCCACCTATTGCTATTGGTGCAGATCCAGTGCCTACTGATGCTTTTGCAGTTTTTGTTGATATAACTTTATCAACAAATTGTTCAAAACTTATTTTATTTTTTCTTTTTGAAAACCCTTCTTTTAATTGTGCGCTTGAAAGTTTTTGCCCACCTACAGTTTTCTCGGTAAGAAGTTCGTTCAGGTAAAATTCATACCTATCCTTACCAAAAAATTTAGAAGCAGTAATTGCTTTAGAAGTGGGCATTGCTCATTTGTTGTTTTTGTTTTAACTCTTCTTCTTCAAGATGTTGCTGCAATAATCCAACATAAACATCTCTTTCCCACGGCATCCAATTTTCAATTTCAGTTAATGAATATTTATGATACTGCATCAAGGAGAAGTTAAGACGAAAATAATTTTCCAGGTCCATATGGACCATTGCTACGCGAAAAAAGATGCTAACCCTTCTAAAACAACTTCACTTTCAACTTCAGTATTTGGGTTCTTAACTTTAATTTTATGAGAAAGTTTAGGCATTGTTTCAAAGAACTTTTCAATGTCTTTAAACTGAGAAGAATTCATTGACTCTAAAAACTCAGTCAGTTCTTTTTTGGTAACATCCGCAGATGACCAAACCTCATCCTCCGTATAAATTTTACCGATACAAGAACCAATTAATTCAAATGATTGATCCATTGCATTCTTATCATTAAAGTCAAAATTATTTTTGATAAATTGATCAAGTGATGGATACTTCATTTCCATCATAATCTTATCGTCAAGTTTAATACGATTGGTATGTTCTTCGTTCTTTTGAACTTGAATATCGTCAAGATTAATTTTTACTGGAACCTGTGTTTCTTCATCATCGGGGCAGATAATATTAACTTCAAGTTCTTCTCCAACAGATTTACCACGAATATTCAAGAACAGATATTCAATATCAAAGGTGGGCAAATCTTCAACTTTAACTCCTTTCGTATGAATACAATTTTTAATTACAGTTTTGATTGCTGTTGTAATTTGCTTTGTATCTTCACTCTCCAAAGCAATTACAAGTAATTTTTCTTCTTTTACTAAAAATGGACGGTATTGAACTTTTTCTCCCGTTGAAGGCAATTCAAGTTCATAAGTCGGCGTAGAAATCTTTGGTAAAGGCATAATGTCCTATAGATGTTCAGTGTGATTATTTATGCCTCACCATAAATGGTATTATAATAATTTCCTTCTAATGCAGCGTCGTTTGGTGATGTTGCAAAAGACATCATATTTATAATTGCTTGATCATTTGGAGATGTAATATCAGTTCTGTCTCCAGTGTTTGAGTCTTTTGTAGTTGAGGCAAGAACTGTTTTATCAATATAATAGCGAATATAAGACATACTTACAGTACATTTCAAAAGCGAAGAAGAGTCATAAGAAACAGGTATTGAAGTTAAACTAATTGGATATGCATTTACAAATTTATAAGTCATATTATCTGCTCTTGTTCCAAAATTAGTCTTTCCAGATGAACCATATCCAGTAGAACTTCTTTCAAATTTTGTGACTTCTAAACCTTGTTTTGCGACATATTCATCACGATACTTAAAGCGATAAAAGTAATTTGGAGCATCAAGGCTTGCTCCCCTCACAGCAGCACCATTTGCTCCAGTATCGCTTCTACTTTCATCGGCAATCCATTTCATCCAAGTTTCAAAAAAACGAATTGGAAGATAATTTTCAGCATCCACGTAAAAAGTTAAATCAATTCTATCGTCATAAACTCTACGATATGCGTGTCTTTCAGTTACACCAGTATGATCGTTTGTGAGTTCTAATGTTGCTAAATTTGAACCAGGAAGAGTTGCTTCAGCACACAACAAGTTCAATTTGTCTTGATTAAGATTAACAAGATTGTCTCTCCAATATATATTATTTGCAGGCAAACCGCCAGGAAGAGGAATTTTTACTTCAAAGTGTGATGTTGTTGCTGGATGCAATAACGTAGATTTAATTTGAGAAAGACTCCTTACGGTAGGCATCTATAAATACTTTTTGATCTTATATATTATGTATTAGGGAAAATAGCAGAAAATATTATAA